CTCATCGGTGGGGGTCAGCCGGACCAGGCCGTTGTGGGTGATGGTTGCAAAGTCGGTGCCGTTGGCAAAGGCGATTGCAGCCAGCTCCTCAAGCACTTTTTCCTGGGTGATTTCCACCCGCTTTTGACGCTTGGCCTGCTGCTTTTGGATTTCGGCAGAAACTTGAGTTTTATTGAGTAGTTCCACGGCTATCCGGGAGGCGCTTTTTTCGCTATATCCGGCACGCTTGGCAGCCGCCGTGGCATTGAGGTCCACAAGGTATTCCTGCACAAATCGCTTTTGCTTTTCAGTCAGCTTTGCCATCTCACCACCCCATCACATAGTAAAAGCCGCCCTCATCGGACGGCTCTAAAAAAAATCGTTAGAATGAAACAGCGGCAAGGGTCTGGGTTTCATTATCCGTCACCTTGCCGCTGTTCAACCAAGGAGGTATTGCATCATCTTGAGGCACTACCCGCAGGATATAGTGTACCACAGAAACACCGAACAGAACGAACAAGTTACAGTTGGACCTCTATGCCGTCATCTGTTTCCGGCTCCGTGGCCTTGATGTACCTGTTGCACATCATCCGCACGCCGTCAGCAGTGTTACTCCCGCCGATACATGCGGCCACCTGCCGCCAGGGGAGTCCATTGATAAACCGATAGGTGAAAATCTGCCGGAGGAGGCTGTCATCAATGCTGGAGATGTAGCGCTCCAGGCGGCTCCGCTCATAGAGGCATTGCTGGTGCTTGGCCTCAATAATGCCTCTCAGATCGGCAATCTCCGCCGCATACTCACCCACCTTGTCCTTGACGCCGGGAGTGTGAGGCATCCCGGTGAGGACCTGGGAGCCCGGCAGGGCCTTGACCTCCAGCTCTTGGAGGCGGCGCTTGTCCATCTCAATCTCCCGGTTGAGGTAGTAAAGCTGGGACAGTTCTTTTAGGGTCATGTGCTCAGTCCTCCGTTTTCTCTCCAGTCCACACCGGCTGGCAGTTGCCCTCACCCATCATGCACACCTTGGCGCACACCTTGCACGGGTCACCACCGGCCATGACAAAGTGCAGGTCCTTGATGGCCTTGTCCACCGTGCGCCGCAGGTCGGCCAGCTCCTCCAGGTCCTCCCGTGCGTAGGAATGGGCCTCAAGGTTGGCGATGTTCGCCGCCTGGTCCTCAATCTGCCGCTCCAGGGCCTCCATTTTCTGCCGGTCCACCTCATGCTGGATGGTCAGCCGGGCGTTTTCCCGGATGAGCTCATCACAATACACCTGGTCACCGTTCAAAATCACAGTTGGGTTATTCATGCCACACTCTCCTTTACCTTGCGTATTCTGGCCTTGAGGGCCCGCATGACAGCCTCATGGGTGTCTGCCCGGTCCCGTATGGTGGCCATGACATCCTCATCCTCACAGCCCTGCACAATGAGATAATGCACAAACACCTTTTCGTAGGGGGAGCCCTGCCGGTACAGGCGGCAGTTGCCCTGGTCGTTCAGCTCGAAACTCCAGTTTAAGCCATACCATACCACATGGCGGCCACCGGCCTGGAGGTTGAGCCCGTAGGCGCAAGAGGCCGGATGCACCAGCAGCACATCCACCTCTCCGGCGTTCCAGGCCTCCTCATCCTCCACGCCCTTATACACCCGGACCCGCAGCTTGTCCGCCCGGCCCCGGTTGTACTTCTCCAGGCGCTCCAGGATGCGGTCCTTGTCGTGCTGGTAGCCGTAGAATGTGAGGCAATGCTCCCCGTTTAACTGCTCCAGCAGCTCCGTGTAGGCCTCCAGCTTGCAGTCATGCACCGGGACCACCTTGCCGTCATTGCCATACACGGCCCCATTGCAGAATTGCAGCAGCTTGCCCACCAGGACCCCGGCGGTGCCCGCCGTGATGATGTCCTCATCCACCTCCAGCAGCAGGTCCCGCTCAAACTGGTCATAGGCCTTTTTGGCCTTGGGGTCCAGCATGACGGGGATTTCATGCTGGATGAAGTCCGGCAGTTGCAGGTAGTCCTCCGCTTTCATGGAGATGCAGATGTCGGAGATGGCACCCAGCACGGCGCTCTCCGCTCCATCCTTGGCCTTGTAGGAAAAAATCTGGGTCCGGCTCCGCTGGTCCGGGTCAAAGTATCGCTCCCGATAGGCGGAAAGCGTGGGCCCCAGACGGGCCCCGCCGTCCAGGAGGTACACCTGGGCCCATAGGTCAATCAGCCCCTTAGAGGACGGCGTGCCGGTCAGCAGCACCACTTTCTTGATAAATCGGCGGATGCGCTTGGCCGCCCTAAACCGCTTGCTCTGGGGGTTTTTGAAACTGGTGCTTTCATCGAAAACCACCATGTCAAACGGCCAGGCCTGCTGGTAGTAGTCCACCAGCCACTCAAAGTTTTCACGGTTGATGACATAGACATCCGCCGGAGTATTGAGGGCCTTGATGCGCTTGGTGGCGCTCCCCAGGACAGTGGACACCCGGAGATGCTGGAGGTGGTCCCACTTGGCCGCCTCCTTGCTCCAGGTGGCCTCCGCCACCTTTTTGGGGGCCACCACCAGGACCTTGGCCACCTGCCAGCGGAAATACTTGAGGATGTTGACCGCAGACAGGGTGATGACCGTTTTGCCCAGCCCTGGCCGGAGAAACAGCCCCACCGTGGGGTCCTCCACCACCCGCTGGATGCAGTAGGCCTGGTAGTCATGCGGTATGTACTGCATCACCAAAAACCTCCCTCAGAAACTCTTTCACGGCATCCATCCCATAAAGCACCCGGACATCCGCCCCCCGTTTCTCCAGCTCACCTCTCTGCCATTTCTGGACCTTGGCCAGCCTCCCAATCTCGGTTTTCAGCTCCACATACACCGTCTTGCCAGTGGGGGTGATGATGATGCGGTCCGGCACACCAGGATTGCCGGGGGACACGAATTTATAACACAGGCCGCCGTGCTCTTTCACCTTGCGGACCAGGTAGCTTTCAATGCTGCTTTCTCTCAATCTTTTCAGCCTCCAATCGGGTCCTGCAACAATGTAACCTCGCGCGCGTACTTATGCGCACACAGGCGGTTTAGAGAATTTTTATTTTCTCTAATCCTCTAATTCTCTCTATTTTCAAAATCAATAGAAATGAATGTTGCAATGTTGCAGAGCCTTAAAAAGTCCAGTGTTTTCAAGGGTTTAGGCCGTAACATTGCCCGTAACATTGCTCGCAACATGTTGCAGGCAGATGTAACATTCAAAATGAATGTTGCAGGCAATGTTACACTAAATGTTACGCCTCTTTAGAAAGCCTCTCTGGGCTCCGCAGTAACCAAAACGCAAGGCGCTTTTGCTCTTTTCCCAGCTGCCAGAGGCCTCAATGATGCTGTTGATTTCCGCCGTGTCAGAGTAGCGGATGTCCTTTTGCTTGCCGTCCAGGGCCTCACACCACACCTCCAGGGCACACACCCGGTCCCGGTCCACCAGCTTGACCTCACCCTGCACAGCGCCGCCCCAGAACATGCGGCGGCGGTCCAGCGGCCAGCTCTGCCAGTCCTCCGGGACCTGCTTGTCCAGAAAGTCCATGATGATGCCCTCCCTGGTGCTGGCCTCCCGGTGCTCCTCCTGCTTTTGCTTGGCGGCATCCTCCAGCTCCCCTTTGAGAAAAAGGGGCTCTCCGGCCCTCCAGCGGACCACGGCCTCCGCCCATAGCTGGTCAATCTCCTCCGGCAGATCGGACCACACTGTTTTTGTGTGCGGGACCACACCCACATCCACCGGCCAAAAGCGCCGGTTGCCGGTGCGGTCCTGGAGGTAGTCAGAGGTGTTGGTGGTGCCGAAAAAGACACAGCACCGGGGCAGCTCCTTGACATGGCGGCCATAGGCGGCCCGGAAACGGTCCGCCCGCAGGGAGAGAAACTGCTTGATGCGGGCCACATCCGTCCGGCGGAAAGCGTCCAGCTCGGACACCTCCACCAGCCAGACGCCCTGGAGCAGCTCAGAGGCCTCCTTGCCCTCAAAGGTGCGGATGCTGTCATTAAACCAGCCCCGGCTCATCTTATCCAAAAGGGTGCTTTTGCCCAGGCCTTGCGGCCCGGAGAGGATGAGCATGGTGTCATACTTGATGCCGGGGACCATAGCACGGGCCACGGCGGCGGTGAATGACTTGCGGGTCACGGCCCTGGTGTAGGGGGTGTCAGCGGCTCCCAGGTAGTCCACAAAGAGCGTGTCCAGGCGGGGCGTCCCGTCCCAGACAAGGCCCTTGAGATAGTCCTGTATCTCGTTGAAAGCGTGGGCGGTGGAGTGCAGGGAAAGCGCCCCGTCAATCTTGCCGTTGCCGGTGATGTGGTGGTAGCGCTCCATGTACCAGTAGAGGCCCTGGTTGTCGTTGTCATCCCAAAAGCGGCGGCCTGTCCGGGCGTCCCAGGGCAGGGCCCCCAGGACCTCACCACGGCCTGCAAACTGGTTGAGGGCAAACTTGCCTTTGAGGAGGGGGTCATGCTCCAGGATAATCCACACATTGTCAATGGTGGACTTGGGCAGGCCCGTTTGGGTGTTCACGGCCAGCTTGCCCATCCAGTTGGCGGGGTCCTCATCGTTGGTGCCGGTGACGCCCTCGAAGTCCTGCACGGCCTCCTGGTAGCGCTCCTGGCTCATCAAGGCGGCCACATCCTTGTCCTCCACGGCCAGCTCACACATGGCCTTGTAGGAGGGCAGGCGGTTGGTGGGGGTGCCCGGCTGGGCCTCATCGTCCTTGTCCCCAAAGCGGTGGAGGCGGACCATATCAAAGGCATTGACCAGGCGGTTGCTGCACGGGTCGGTGGCGTGGTGGGAATAGAGGAATTTGCCGTTGTCATAGATGACGGCGCCGCCGGTGGTGGAGCCGCCCAGATAGGTGTAACGGCCCGGCATGTTGTCCACCGGCTCATAGATGCCGGGGATGAGCTCATCCATGGCCCGGTAGATGTCATAGGTGCGGCAGAAAGCGCCCACCACGCCGGTCTTGCCCTCCGGGTCACCTTGCTTGACGGCCAGCTTGGGCAGGCTTAGAGCGCCCGGCACCTGGGGCCAGGCGGTGCAGTCGGTCCAGTCATCGTATTTGGCCAGCAGGCCGTTGGCAGAGAGCAGGGGCTTGTCTTTCCACACATAGATGTATTGGCTGTCAGCGCAGCAGGACGGCCAATACATGAGGCGGGACACCTCAAAGGTGGTGGGGTCCATGAGCTCCAGGCCTATGTACTCCGCCATTTTGCGGGCACAGGGCTCATACTCATCCGCCGTCATGGTCCTGTCCGTGGGGAGCAGAACACGCAGGCGGGGAGCCGCTGGGCTGTGCTTACGGGTGGAATAGATGCAATAGCCGCAGCCCAGGGCCTCCACCCGGCGCAGGACATCCTCCGTGCCCCCGGAGGGGATGTTGTCCAGGTCCAGGGTGATGACATCACGCCCGGTCACATTGTTGGCTTTGCGCCGGGGCCCGGACAGTGTGCCGGCCATAAAGCCGCCCACGTCCTTGAGGTCATCCTGCTGGGCCTTTTTCATATTCAGATATGCCGCCAGGGTTTCCGTGCCTCTGGCCGGGGCCTGGAGCCGGGCCCACAGCTCTGAGATGAGCATGGTCTGGGCCTGCCAGGTCATAGCCCGCCGGTTGCTCCCGGCGGAGATCGTTATTTTGCGGTCAAATTGCATGGGTCACACCTCACGGTTTCGGATGTATCAGGGATTGAGAAATGCGGTTGTCAAGCCGCTGGAGCTTGACGGTGCGCTGCTGGGTCACCTCATCACGGATGCTAAACATGAGCTTGAGCTGTTCCAGCATGATCTCAACATCAGCGATCTCCTCAGCGATGTGGGCGGCGTTGTCCTGGCCACGGAGGTTTTTGGAGAGCTCCTTGGTGAGCTCTGCCATCTCCTCCATGCAGACCGTGCACTGGCTGGTCTTGCCATAGACATTCACCGCAAGCTGGCAGATTACCGTTTCGCATTTGGTCATCTAAAAAACCTCCCTGTCTTGCGGTCCCGGAGCTCAATGCGGGCCGTCAGCTCAAAGCCGCTTTCCGCAATGATAAACTTGAGGACCTTGATGAGAGTGTTGACCTTGGCATCCAGCGCCTCATGCCCCTCTGCGGACACTTTCTTGATGGCGTTGTATGCCGTTGGGTCTGCGTAGCCCTCAGCGTTTTCCCAGGGTTTTTGGCTCATTGGCCAGCACCTCCTTTTGCCATTGTTCGACATCTGCACCCAGCTCCTTGAGCTTGAGCCGTTCCGGGTACAGGTCATCCATTTCATAAAAGTCACGCATCCGGCGGTGTTCTGCGGCCATCGCCAGATAGAAGTCATGGAGCCGCTTGACCCCAAAGCCCAGGTGCCGGTGTAGTGTCCAGAGCACCATGCAGTCCACATCCAGAGCCAGCAAGTCATCTTTCTCAAGGCATTGCTGGTTGATTTCGTGCATCATGGCCATCTGCATCTCCGGGGTCATTATGGACTTGCCCAGAGCGGAGAGCTTGATGTTGAGTGTGGGGTCTTTGGGCACCTGCACACCTTGGCGTTGCAGGTTTCGCCGCTCTTTTCTGTTCATCGCTTTGTGCCTCTCCGGCAGCGCCCGGCGTTCTCATTGGGCTGCCAGTCCTCAACCACAAGGACCGGCTGGCCGGGGCCTTTGTCACAGATGAAGTCACCCTCACCAATGTACTGGCAGCAGTCACACATGCCGGGGTCACACATCCGGGGCTTTTCACTCCTGGGTCTGGGTTTCCGCTTTTTCATAGGGGTAGCTCCTTTTTGTCACGATTTCACCGGCGCAGGCCGCATAGCCTGCCAGATCAATAAAGCTGTCGGGGCTGGAGCCGGTGGCGATGCGGGCCACCTTGAGCAGGGCCAGCATAGTGCCGGCATCCTTGGCCGTGATGCCATTGATGGGCATGACTTTGGCAAACTCCGGGTGCGCTGCTCTGAGGTAGACACCCCAGAGCAGGCCGATGGTTTCAAAGTTATTCTCCGGCGTGCCATAGTCCTGCTCACGCTCACCGCAGACACAGCGGCGGGCGGCCTCTAAAATCTCAGAGCGTTTCATGGGCGGCCTCCTCAATATCATCGAAGATGACCGGCACCTGGGAGCGCATCTGGTGGAGCAGCGGGATGGCCACCTCACGCATCTGCGGGTGCGCCGCCGGGGCAGTCCGCAGCTTGAAGAAATGCCGCCATTCTCGCAGGTTGGCTGTCATCACCACCTCGGTCTTGAGGCATGTGGGCAGAACAGCACGGGCCTCTTGCGGGGTGCAGCCCCAGTCCAGCAGCTCAAAATATGACTTTTCAGCCATCCTGCAAGCCACTTTCCAATACTGCCAGCCCGGTGTGCCCTCCGTCAGGAAAGAGGGGCGGATGACGGTGATTTCACTGCCAAAAACATCCTTGGAATAGTTGCAGTAGCGGGTGCTCTCTTGGCAGTAGGAGGCCATGCGGTGCCGGACAATTTCATGGGACACACCCCGGTCACACACAAACTTGACCGTGATGTCAAAGTGTTCCAGGACGGCCTCATGGCCACGCTTGATGATGCCCGCCACAAACTTGGCGGCGCTGGTGTCGGTGATTTTGTCCTCAGACTTGTAGCAGACCCGCCCGCACAGCTCAATGTGCTGGAGGATGGCCTGGCCATCCAGCGGGGTGAGGATTTCGGTATAGGGATTGATGATTTTCATGTGTCACGGTCCTCCTTAGTGGTCCACGCCGATGTAGTCCAGGACCTCAGCCATGCCAAGGCCGCCCTGGTCCACCGGGCGCATACAATAGTCATATTGCTTGGGGTGGGACACCTGCATTTGCTGGAAACGGTTGGGGCAGCTCTCAAGATGTGCCCCAAAGGCGCAGAACATGCAGCCGGTACGGCTCACGCCGGTGGTGTAAAACTCAAAATTGTTTTCCCAGGCGTAGTCATCCGCTGGCCGATCTGACAGCAGCATCCGCCTTGCGTCCTCTGGGGTGCACTCCTCGCCCTTAAATCTGCATCGGATGTCCCCGTACACTGAGGCATAGGGCACATCATAGAGAAACAGGTACATGAGCACATCATTTTCAGTCCAGAAAGACATGGGCCGGGACTGCGGATATTTGGCCTCAAAGGCGTTGCACCCATTCATCAGCCAGGATTTCTCACGGCTTTGGCTTTCGGTGCACATCGTTCCCACAATGGGCATCCGGCGGGTTTCTTTTTGGTAGCGCCGCATGGGCTCCTTTTTCATCACATCGCAGCACTGCTCAGAGATTTTGAACGGGGCCCCTCTGAGGAATTGCCACTTGTCTGCCAATTTCATAGTGGGACAATACTGGCCTGCCCGGTTGTAGCCGGTCAAGCGCAGGTTGACGGTGGCATCATTCTGGCCGTGGGCATTTTGCAGGTCCCGGATGTAGCGGGCCTGGTTTTTGCCAATGACCGGGTAGCCATACTTGAGGATGACCTGCCGAAAGTTCATTTTAGGCCGGAGCACCACATCCGCATTTTGTATGGCGAAGTTGCGGACCTCTGGGTACTCCAGGCCGGTGTCAACAAACACCACCGGGCAGTCATACACCGCAATGCAGTGGTTTTTTAGAATGTGCCGGAGCACGGTGCTGTCCTTGCCACCGCTGAAAGAGGAGTAGACACCCGGCGGGCCATCATCCTCCCAGCGGATGTTATAGCTATCCCAATACTCATACCAGCTTTCAATACGCTGGGCTGTCATTTGGATTTTGAGCCGCAACGGCATGGCTTGCATCTGCCGCAGCTCCCATTTTTCACGCTTGAATTGCATGTAGCCTCCCACGCCCCGCCTCCGCAAACAGCGCGGGGGGGGGGCTGATTATTAAGTAGTCACGGGCCCGGCCCATTGTTCCGCCATTGCGGCTGCTATGCCGGGGAAAGTTTTGGCCCTGTTGATGGGGTCCCGTTCTCTGCGGCCTTGAAAGCGCCGGTAGTTCCCATGTGCGTCTTTGCATCCACCATTTACCCACGGGGTGACACCCTCCGTGATGATTTCGGTGGGGACCAGCAGGGGCAGCTCTTTGAGCCACAGGCATGTCCGCTTTGTGTACGGGTGCCCAAACTGCCACGGCTGTATTGCTTGGGTGTAGGGCGGTAGCTCCACGATTTTCAAAGGAGTGGGGTTTTCCACGGCGATCTTTGCACAGTCGGCGCTCAGAAAGCTCATAAAGAAAGCCTTGGCCTCCATTGCTTTGGCGTATCGCTCCGCCACAATTTCACCCTTTACCCTCATGCGGACGGCGCTGGCGTTGGTCAGATAGGTGCACGGTGGGAAAGCAATGAGCATGTCCCACCGCCCCAGCACATAATGTGCGGAGCCGTCACAGGTCTTGAAAAAGCAGTAGCCATTGAGCAGAGGGAGCACATCTTGCTGGATATGCCACTCAGGGTGGCCGCCGGAGCATGGGATGAGGTCACAACTATATGCCTCATGGCCCAGCTTTCGCAAAGCTATGGTGACCGCCTGGCTTTCCTCGCAGGCAACAAGGATTTGCATAAAAGCCTCCCTCAGCCCACCACCGCATTGGTAGCGGGGAGGGGGGGGGCTCGTCAGTTATTTAGTCTTTCTTGAAAAATGTGCCCACCCAGCCATCAGCGTTGAGCGGCAGATCAGCGGCCCACGGGATGGGCTGGCGCATGATGTTGACCACCGTGTCCAGCATGGTGTCCTCATCAGCCCAGGGGGCAATGTCAATGACCACCTCATCATGGATGTGGAAAATCACCGGTAGGCCAGCGGCCTCAAGGCGTTCAATGGTGTCCGCCAGGCAGTCACGGGCAATGGCCTGCACGCAGTTCTCCACCAGCTTGCCGCCGTAGGTTTCGATGCGTTTCCAGCGCTTTGTTTTTTGGTCCATGCCCATGTAGGAGATGGAGGGCCGCCCCCATTCGTTCTGGCCGATGCCGGGGCTGATATAGTAGAGCTTGCGCCCGGAGGGGAGCCGGATGGTGAGGCAGTCGGTGCCGTTGTCATAGTCGTACTCACGGGCCAGCAGCAGGCCGTTGACGCCGGTACTGCCGCCCTCGGTGATAACCTGGACGGCGGCATTGTCCATGGAATACCACAGGTCACGGATGCGCTTGTTGGCCTCCCGCCAGCGGTTCACGATGTCCGGGAGCTCCTCCTCGGTGAGGCCCATGTCCAGGGCTCCCATGGTGATGAGGGCCCCGGTGCTGCCCTGGTAGCCCAGGGCCAGCTCTGCCACCTTGCCCTTTTGGCGGAGGGCGTACTCCGGGCGGCCTTTCTTGATGAGCTCCAGGGGGACGCCGAACATTTGAGAGGCGGATGCCTCATAGATTTTGCCGTGGGTGCGGAACACCTCCAGCCGCCATTGCTCCTTGGCCAGCCATGAGATGACACGGGCCTCAATGGCGGAAAAGTCGGCGTCAATCAGCACATGCCCCTCCGGGGCCACAAAGGCCGTGCGGATGAGCTGGCTGAGAGTGTCTGGCACGCTCCCATAGATGAGCCGGAGGGCATCCAGCTTGCGGCCTTTGACCAGCTCACGGGCCAGGTCCAGCGGCTCCGTGTAGGTCCGGGGCAGGTTTTGCACCTGCACCAGCCTCCCGGCCCACCGCCCGGTCCTGTTCGCCCCGTAGAATTGGAGCAGGCCCCGGACCCGTCCGTCCTCGCAGACGGCGGCCTCAATGGCGTCATACTTCTTGGTGGATGTCTTGCCCAGCTCTTGCCGGATTTCCAGCATCCGGCTCACCTGGGGGCTGTTATCGTCCCGGCCCAGCAGGCGGGCCACCGTGTCCTTTCTCAGATCGGCCAGCTCCTCACCAATCTCCTCCTGGAGCCAGGTGGTGAGCTGGGCCACGCTGTTGGGGTTGGACAGGCCGGAGAGCTGCATGGCCTCCGCCATGAGGGTCTGGCGCACGGTGTCCCCCAGAGAGAGGGCCCCGGTGACCAGCTCCAGGTCCACGGCCACGCCTCTGGCGTTGATGATGAGGTCGGTTTCCCATTGCTTTTGCACCCAATCCGGGACGGGGAAAGCGGACAGTCGCTTTTCAATCTCCATCTCGGTGACCACATCCTGCTTGCAATAGGTCTTGAAAAGCTCCCATTTGGCGGGGTCATGCTGAGGCAGGTTGCGGCTCCGCTGGCCGTTGGCCTTGGAGGGCTTGCAGGGGACGCAGAAATAACGGATGAGGGCCTTGCCGGTGTTGAGCTTTTGCTTGTCCTGGGGGAGCCCCAGGGCCTTGCCGGTGGCGTCCAGGCCTGCCGTGTAGCCGCAGTAGAGGCCATGGAACATGGTGCAGCGCCATTGGTCCGGCGGCAGGGTGCCCATGTACTTGGACAGACAGCCCCACTCAAAGGGGGCGTTGTAGGCGTGCTTGATGTACTCCGGGCTGGTGATGGCCTGGACCAGCCACGGGGGGAGCCGCTCCCCCCGTGCCAGGTCGATGATTTGAACAGGCGCACCATCCACGCTGAACGCAAAGAGCAGGATTTCAAAGTCCGGGCTCTGGATGTACTTCTGGGCACCGGCCTTTGCCAGCGGCACGCTGGAGTAGGTTTCAAGGTCAATGCTGAGATGGTGCATGACGGGGCCTCCTTATGCGCTGAAAGCGGCGTCCTTGGTGTAGAGCTCCATGATGTTCTCCGTGTTCACGCCACGGGCCTCCAGCTCATCCATCATGGTCTTAAAGAGCGGGGTGCCGGTCACATACTGGACCAGTTCCTCAGAGGAGAGGCTGGTGGCGTTGTGGAGGGATTTCTTACGGATGTCCTCCCCGTTGCCGGTAGGGGTCCAGGCCTCCTGCTCCTCAAAGGTGGCGTCCTCAATGTCGTTGACCAGCATGGCCTGGACACGGGCGGGTTTCTGCACCAGCATCTTGACCGTGTTGAGCAGGTGGGCGGTTTCCATGTCCTTGACCTCAATAGCCAGGCCAAAGGCTCCAATCCAGAGCTTTCCATCAAAGCGGGTTTTCATCGGTAAATCCTCCTTTTGTCGTTATCACATGGGCTGGCCAGTGATGGGGTTGATGCCGTTGTTGCCGTTCCAGGGCGGGGTGTTTGCAGGGGTGGGGGCGGCACCGTAGCCGGGGGCCGCCGGGGCACCGTAGGCCCCAGGAGCGGCCCCATAGGCCGGAGTGGCAGAGGCGGTGGGAGCGCCGCCAATCCCGGCAAAGTCGGAGGCGGCGGAGGCCTGGCCGCTCAAGGGCTCCCCGTCACGGGTCTTGAGGACATTGCCCAGGCCGCAGCCGATGCCCTTATTGCCGCTGTTGGAGTAGCCGAAAAAGCGGATGGTGACCCGGCCATACATCCCGCTGTAAATGTCAGAGGGGGCCAGCTCACAGTTGATGTTGTCGATGCCCACCACCTGGGGCTTGTTCTTGGTGGAGGCGGTCAGCACCCAATGGCCCTTGCACTCATCGCCAAAGGGGACGCCGGAGGGCCGGACACCATCACCGTCATGGATGGGCACCTTGAGCACCGGGGGTCGGGCACCGTTCCACACCTTGGTCAAAGCCTCCTGGGCGGCGGCCTGGATAGCGGCGTCAATATCGGCCTTGGTGGCGTTGTCCGTCTTGGGGATGAGGATGGTGACGGAAAACTTGGGCTCACCGCCCTGCTTGGCGGCTCTGGGGGTGGTCAGATTGCAGTAGGACAGGCGGACCTCGCCGGTCAGCACTTTCATGGGGTCGTTCTGATACATAGTCTTTGTTCTCCTTTTTGATAGATTGCCTTGCGTGTTGCGTATCAAAGGGCGGTGTCCGCCCATATCGCCTTGATTTTCACCCAGCGCTCATGCCGGGCTTTGGCGGCCTTGACCTTGCGGGTCAGCCGGTTGTTGTTTTTGAGGGTTTCCACCACGGCGGGGTGGCGGCTCTTGGGGTTGCTCACCTTGCGCCAGCCGTCTGTAAACTCCCTGGAGGCCAGTTTCCAGGCGTCCTCACTCTCCTGGATGGCTTGCTCCAGGTGGGCGGTCAGCCGGTCAATGGCCTGCCGGTTGTCGAAGTCCCAGCGATGCATCAGCTTGAACAGCTTGCGGGTGTTGGAGATGGTCATGTCACAGAGCCGGTCCAGGTAGATGTCCGCCCGGAAAGTGTCCGCCTGGATGTGGACCAGGGTGTCTGGGTCGGTGAACATGGGGCAGCTCTCACAGCGGTCCCGATCTGGCAGGGCGGAGATGTAGCTCCTGGGCTCCGCCACCTTGTACTGCACGGACCGTGTGCAGCACGGGGACACGGGGAAAACCGGGTCATGGTCTTTGCAGTCCAGCGGGACAAACGGGCGGAGGCCGGGCCGGGCGTGGGCACAGGTGTTGTATTTAAGCATCTTTTTCACACCTCACTTTTTTGTCAAAACGGTAGATTTCAAGTGTGAACAAGTAGGCCAGAATACAGGCCACCCCACCGTCCACCCTGCTGGTATGGACCACGCCCTCAATCATGCACTCAGCACCCACCCAGCAGAGCGTGACAACAGTGAGCACGGACATATACACCAGGATGAAGATGATGAGCTTGATTAAAAGCCGTTTCATTTAGGCCTCCACCCCGGCGAAGTCCGTAGCGGCGGGGCTGTATGCCTCCCGTTTGTCGGAGGCAGGGGCAAGAGTGGGCTTGCCGGGTGGCTTGTAGACAAAGCTGCCAATCTTCTCCTTAAAGTCAGCCTTGCCCATCAGCTCCTCCAGTTGGGTGAGGGTCTTGGGCTTGCGCTCGTAAACCATAGCCTCATCATAACCGGCGGCAATGACCGCCTTGATGGCCTCCTCCTGGTCAGTAAAAGTCCGATTGCTCCGGCCCTCCACCAGTTTCCATCCGGGGATGGCTTTTCCCTGTTTCAGGGCCTCGGTGGCATAGTTCTCAAGGTCCGTGTACCATTGGACCAGAAACTTGCCCCGATACAGGAGGGCACCGATTTCCTCATCAGAGAGGAGCGGGTGGATTTCCTCCCCGGTGAGCGCCCCGGTGTGGGAGTGCTCCTGGGGGACCAGGGCATCCGCCGGAATACTCCCGGCGGGTACGCAGTCCTTGAAGTCCTCCAGGGCGGTGTTGATATTGGCACGGGCCCGGCATTGGGCCTTGCCACGGCAAAAGCGGCAGTGGTCGCCGGGGACAAACTCCCCCAGGCCGGAAAAGGCTTTCTGGGCAATGGGCTTGATGCTCTCGCCCCAGGCCCGCAGCTCCTCAACGGTGATTTCATCCGTGGTGTAGCTGTCAAGCCGGGGCTGGTCAATGGTCATGCGGACCCGCTTGATGGTGTCCCCGAACACGGGGGCATAGCGGTGGAGAGCGCCCAGGGCGTAAAGCCGCATTTGGGGATTGCCCACGGCGGACACGGGGACACCCTTGCCGTGCTTGTAGTCCACGATGCTGAGGAGGTCGCCGCCGATGATGCAGCAGTCACAGGTGCCAAAGCCCTCCGGCACATAGTCCGAAAAGTCCACCTGGACCTCCACGGCCACGGTGGGGGCGGTGTCATAAGCCATGACCTGCTCCGTGATATGTTCCAGGTAGAGGTCCGTGGTCTTGTCCATCTCCGGGGTGTAGAGGGGGTCCTTTTTGAGCTTGTTGAGCCGGGTGTTGTAGGTCCGGGTGCTCATGGGGGTGCATTTCTTGGTGACCTTGAGCTCACCAATGGCGTGGGCCAGGCGGCCCTCCTCCGCATACTCGCTGGTGCTCTCCGGCAGGCCCTCCTCAAAGCGGGGGGCCGCCGTGCATACCAGCCAGCGGGAGGCGGAGGACGCCGAAAGCAAGGCATGTTTGACAGGGGGCATGGTAGTACCTCCTTAAATCTGAGCGCCCAGGGCCCGGAGCTCGGTGGCGAAAGCGCCGTACTGCTCCGGCTGGAGCTGGGTGACGGCCTGCACACCGTAGCGGCCCAGCAGCTCCAAAAGCTGCTGCATCTTCCCAGCATCCACCAGGGAGGCCCCGGCACGGGAAATTTGGTCCAGGGTGTAGGTGGGGGCTCCCGTCACGGGCACGGTGGGGGCGGGGGTGTTACCAGGGGCGGCAGATGTCTGGCCAGCAGTCGGCGCAGGAGCCGCCACAGGAGGCGTTGCGGTAGGGGCCGGGGTCTGGGTAGGGGTGACCGGCGCAGGGCTCACAGGGGCCGCAGGAGCGGGCGCAGGAGCGGGCGCAGGGGCGGTGGGATAGCTGGCCACCGGCAAGGGCTCATCCGGGGTCAAGATGCTGGGGTCCGGGCCGGAGGCAATGGCCTCCGCCAGCTTGAGGATAGAGGCGGCCAGATCGGGAGCCTCAACGGTGATTTTCATTTCCATCATGGATGTCATCCTCCTTTTCGTTGTCTTTGCAGTCACATTTTTCTCCGGGGTCCAGGTTGGCCCCGCAATAGGGGCAGGTCCAGTAGTAGGGCATGGCTCAGTCCTCCAAAACGCTTGTCCAGTAGTCAAAGCGGTCCATGACCTTGCGGGAGTGGTCGGTGGAGTATGTCCCGGCGGCCCACAGGTTTTGAGCGCCGGAGGGGCCGCAGTTGTAGGCCATGACGGCCAGCTCCGGGTCCCCGTATGCGGTGAGGTAGTCGGAGAGGAACAGGACACCGGCCTCAATGTTTCCGGCGGGCGTCATGGGGTCAATCCCTTGCTCCAGGAGCCACCCATGGTTGACCTGGTTGATTTGCATGAGGCCATAGTCATTGGTGCTGCTGGCGGCATCCGGGTCAAAGCGGCTTTCCACATCGGCCACGGCCAGCGCCAGGGCGTATGGGACACCGTACTCCTCACAGCGGGCCTGCATGGTCACCTGGAGGTCATAGTCCAGGAGGTTGCCGTCCGTCACGATGTCATCCCGCCAGAGCACCGCCTCCGGGGTGGGGCTGGGCGTGGGGGCCACGCTGGGCTCTGCTGAGGGCTCCGGGGTGGCGGTGCTCTCCAGGACCGGCTCCGGGAGGGTGGGCACCGCTTTGTCAGCGGCGCTCACCCCCACGCAGTAACCGGCGGCGAAAATGGCGGCGCACACCAGCGCCAGGATGATGACCGGGCCATAATTGCGGCGGCGCTTGCGCCGGGCATGGCGGCTGGGGGCTCTCTGGCCAATCTCATGGGTGGTCACGGAGCTCACCCCTTAGTTGCCGATGCGGCGGAAAAGCTCCTCCGCCAGCTCTCGGACGGTGTACTGCTCCAGGGGGTTGGTGTCCTCAGCCTCCACGGTGAGGGAGGAGGAAATGAGGAAAGCGGGGCGGGACCCGCGGGAGTAGTAGCAGCGGCTGCCGTGGATATTGCCATCGGAGTACAGCCCCATGACCCATGTGTCATCCTCATTGACCTTGGGGGTGCTCCAGGGCGTCACGGACCACTCAAAGCGCTCCGGCAGGGGCAGGATGTCATGGTACTTGCGGAGCTCGTCCAGGGTCAGCGGGGCCACCTTGCAGTCACAGGTGCCATACTCCGTGGAGCCGTTGAGGGCGGTGAGGTCCACGGTGCGGGTGATGACCTCATCGGGGTTGCCGTCCGTGAGGCTCCGCAGGTAGGGGCCATTGAGGTGGGCCCGCAGAGAGCTGGCGGCAAAGTTGTTGGTGCTGCCAAAGGCATGGGTCATCTGCTCCAGGTGGAGCAGCAGGGTGCCGTCCTTGCGGTGCTCCAGCACCAGGCAGGGCTCCCCGTGGTAATCAATGACCTTGCCGGGGGCGATGTTCTGAACAGCGGTTTTCATTGGTGATGTCCTCCTCAGTCTTTCTTTTCACGGCGGATGAGCTGGTTGTTTTCGTAGATGGGGCCGGAGCCGGTCCAGATGTACTCACATTCCGGGCCAATGAGGGTGCCGGTCAGCTTGTGGGTGGCGGCGTCCACATCCTCAGCCCAAACCTCAAGTTTGAGCTTTTCGCCGGTGGACTTGTGCCGCACGCCGATGCTATACTTGTACTCGTACATGCTGGCCCTCCTCACTGGTCGGTTTCGTCCTCATCATCGTCCCCGGAGATGTCAATGAGGTTTTCCGCCTGGACGATGATTTCAGACACAATTTGACGGATGGGCAGGCCGGTCTTGAAACGGAGCCGCCGGACTACTTTCTCCGCCTCCGGGGTGAGCCGGACGGTGCCGATGCACTCATCGGTGCTGGTCCGGGTCCTCAAAATAATGGGTTTCATGGTGTGCCTCCTTTGAATGTTGTGAAAAGCGGTGGTGCGGGTATGTACCTCAGCGGCTCTGCTTTCCCCTCCGCTCAAGTTCCTGCTGCATCCTGAGCTGGGCAAGGGAAGCATCATACTGCAATCGCTGGTCCGGGAGGCGGACCCCAGAACGGCCCCGGCGCAGTTCCGTGTAGAGCGTGGACAGCGGCACATCAAGGGCCACCGCCATGTCTTTGACCGTTTTGCCTTGCTCCCAAAGCTCCTGGAGCGCCTGCCGGGCCTGGAGCGTTGCGAAAGCGTAGCTCGCCAT